GATGATCTTCTCTGGAGATAGGTACTTACGGACTTCTTTTCTCGTGCGATTGGTATTATCGTCTCCAAGATTCATGAGATAAACGTACCTTCTGAAATCACCAGTCGGACAATCTTTCCAAGAATCGAACAGGCAAGCGCGGAAACCGAGACTGCCACCAATGCCATTTAGGTGGGCAGTTATCAATGTGCCGGAAGGCATCAAGTGATTTCCATAGGTAATCGCGCCGCCCCAATTGACGAGTACTTGACAGACTTCTCCCAGGATAGCCTCAGCTGTCCTGAGATCTTGGCGTGAATATCCGAGAGCTTCCAGGATCTTGAGAATCACGCGAGAGCCTGCTGAGCGAAGATCGTTGGGATATGAAGCATCGTAACTACTAAAATCAGTGGCGACTGAGTCCAGTTCGACTTCGGCTGGGGGACCGGGTTCAACATAGTCGTACATCTTGTCCTCCTGCCAACGTTTTTCCCAATGGTCGTCACTCTCAAACATCTCGGAAACTCTGGTGTGCCACTTGGGTGAGGTGCAATCCTCTCCAATGGCTGTCTCGAAGTGCGCGGGGAACATGTTCATTACTGCTACTGCGGGACCTATGTACATAAGAGTACCCAAGTGCACATGCTTGTTGATAGAATAGAAGATCCTAGCAACCTCTTTTTCAGAGGGAAGAACTTCAGACTTCAAACAAGCGTTTGCGGGCATACCGGAGTGCTCTCCCCGTTGCCATTTTAGCATACATTTCTGAAATACTACTTGGCACTCGGGAATGAGAGTCCAGCTGCCGGGCTCCCCCCTCACAAGGTTCTCGAATTTGTGGAGATACGGGAGACCAGCACTCTTCGAAACATCTATGCTGGAGAAAAACTCGTTGCCTTCGATACCATTCATTGCTTGAGTAAGCGTAAGAGGTGTAGATGCCAAGCGTCCTTCTTCAACTGCCTTCTCAATAAGAGGAGCTAATTTGGGGAGAACGCTGACATAGTCCTCAATTGCCTTATCTAACAAGTCTGGGGGAATTGGACGAGAATCTCCGCTGGAAATGGCAAGTGGCTTTCTAAGGGCCCTGTTCATGTCCATAGGCGCCGGATGTACATCTGGGAGCTCAAACAAGTTCTTAGACACAAACTCTTGATACGGAAATACCTCGACATTACTCGTGGGTGTGACCAGTCTAGGAGTTGCAGCTAGAAGCTCAACGTATGTTGTCTCGGGATCCAAGAAATTCACTGGATTTTTGGCATGCGGGGTATTAGTGACAACCAATTCCTTCGTACCGTAATCCGTAGTGACCCCTGGTAGTAAGACGGGACGTACGCGAGCTTTGAACTTTCCATCTAGTGCAGCAATCATGTTCAAGAGCTGTTTCTGTGGCAGATAAGTGGCATAACCATTTCCGCCAGAACCATCTCCTGCAACGTGGAAGCCTACAATACATGGGTTCTTCTGAGTGTACACTAGAACGGAACCACACAGCCCATCGTACGTAGAACCTCTGCGATACGTGAGACCGGTAAGTTCCAGTTTCCCATGATATGAGTCTTTGTACATGAAATCAGTCTTCTTACAAACTACCTCAGTCTCCTCATATACATCTTGGATCTCATACTGGGAGAGTGTTATATTCTCGGGAAAGTTTTTACACAAATACCGGGAAAGTTCACACACTCCTTGTACGCTAGAACAGTGGGAAAGTGCAATGTCTCGAAATGAGCTACCTTCAGCAGTAAATACTGTAGAAGCTCGATACAAAGTGATTGTCCTCACTGGCTCTAATACCATTGACGTAGACGGTTTATAGAGAACGATCTCGCGAGATTGGGCGTCCGGTTTCCAAGAGTGACCGGGTAGGAGGATGGAATTAGAGTTCAAAAACAGTGCATGAGTCTCTTTACCACCAGCTTCCTTCGCACAGTAGAGATTTCGAAAAACTCGATCACGTAGATCATTAGCATGAATACCGGTGCATGTAGAAGGATGATCCGGAATGACAGAATGATAAGATCCCCATCTTCCGAGAGGGTTCTCAAGTTCTTTCTTCCGTTGTACCAAAGGCTGGTAGGATCGTAGGGGAGGTCCATCTTGTGGCGCCTCCATGCCCTCAGATTTTTCCAGCGTGGGCTTCTCTTCTACTTCGGGAGCCTTTATCTCTGACGTCGCCTTAGTGGCATCGGGGGATTCCACAACAGCTTCACTAGGTCTCAACCATTGCATGATAGCATTCTTAGCAAGGTATATCGCAAGACCAGATGACAAAGTAATGGACAAGAGTGCGAATACGTTGTGACGTACTAGGCGATTGCGCTCCAGTATTCGTATAGCCACTGTGGGCTGCAATATCAGCACTCGGTCGATCTGCGCTATAAGAAACGTAGTGAGAAGAGTTGTTCCAAAGACACCAAAGTTCGTGGTAATACGGTACACCACAGGGGGCGAAAATTGCCAGCTGAAGTAGTAAGCGTGAACCATCATGATTACTGAGATGAGAAGGAAGAACTTCGAGGTGAAATAAAGAATAGTCAAGACGAAGCGGAAAGTGTTTGAGAGTACTAGATCCGCCAAAAACCTGGCATAAGAACTGGTGTCACATGCGAACCATACCCGCAAGATCTGAACTTGTATCCAGCCAATATCAGGAACATTAGCTTCTGAATTGACCACAGGCTCATCAATGCGAGCAGGCTCGTGAACCGAACAGTACTCTGTACCATGTGTGGGACGAACGCACTCTTTGCACTTACAGATACTGAATTTCTCTGTTTTCTTCTTGAGCAACTTCTGACCTCTCTCAAACTTCTCGAGGAATATCTGACCAATCATCTCTATAGCCTCATCAGCCTCCATTTCATCAGAACATGGGAGGCCGGTTCGGGTATTGACAGGATTATGCTTGATCTCGACAATCTCTCCCGGAGAAGTAGGAGTCTCATTAATCACTTTTCCTTCATAGAAAGAATAGGTGCAAGACTTAGAAAGTACGCCAGTATCATCGCCGACCTTGTTCC